GTGATGGGTTTTGCCGTCGGCATCGCCAGTTTGGCATCCATCTCGGCCTGCTTTTCCAGGCGGTCGATGGTCTTGCCCATCTCGGCAATATCCGCTTCCATCTTTTCATAGGTTTCCGCATCGGCGGCAGCCATCTTTCCATCCGCGTCCGTGTGGGTTTCCAGGAATTTTTTTGTTTCTTCCCACAGATTCGCGCGTTTGGTCTTCAGTTCGATAATGCTCATAGCCATTGTCTTTTCCTCCTTAATGACGCAATAAAAAAAGCCGCTTCTTCAGCGGTTCCACGGACACCCGCGTATCGGGCTCCGGTTCAGGTTTGTTAAATTTACATAAGAACGAATTCAGCACGATGGTCTTGGAGAACATCACCGCTTCCGCATCTTCCGGTTTCCCGGAACCGTCCGCGTAAAGGATGTCATCCGCGAACCCCAGCTCCACCGCCTTTTTGGCGTTGAACCAGGTCTCGTTGTCCATCATGTGGGAGATCTTCGTCCGGGACTGGCCCGTCTTCAGTTCATAGGCGTTGATGATGCTCTCCTTGATCTCCCCCAGCATGTCCATGGCCTGCTGCATGACCTTCTGGTCGCCCATGGCCACGGTCATCGGGTTATGGATCATCATCATGGCCACCGGGGACATGGAGATTTTGTTCCCCGCCATGGCGATGACCGAAGCAGCCGAAGCCGCCAGCCCATCGATACGGACATCCACGTTGCCGGGGTACTCCATCAGCATGTTATATATCTGGGCTGCGGCGAACACATCCCCGCCAGGAGAGTTGATCCATACGGTGATGTCCCCCTCGCAGGACGAAAGCTCATCACGAAAAAGACCCGGTGTGACTTCATCGCCATACCAGGTCTCATCGGAAATCTGCCCGTTTAGTACCAGGATGCGGCCCCCCGTATCTTCATTCCGCACCCAGTTCCAAAATTTACGTTTCATTGGTTGTTACCTCCGTTATTTTCTTTCACCTGCTGCCGGTTGGCGAACAGCCCCGCATCCTTCAGCTTGGTCATATTCCCGTTGATGAGGTACAGGTTGCCACCTTCTTCTTCCGATATCGGGTTGAGGTTCTCCATCTCCCGGATATCGTTGGCGGAGAGCCAGCCATTTTGCCGTCCCACCGCATAGCCGTTCATCCGGCTCTGGTAATCACCCCGGAGCAATCCGTCGACATTGAACTTGATGAAATACTGCTGTTTCTCGGCGGGAAGCAGTAAAGCTTTATGCATCGCCTGTTCCCACCGCACGACCCAGGGGTTCAATGTGTACTTCACAAATTCCAGGGACTGCTGCTCAATGTTGGAGAAACTGGATTTGTCCAGGTCACCAATCATATGGGGCGGCACCCGGAATATCCTGGCTATCTCATCGATCTGGAACTTCCGCGTCTCCAGGAACTGCGCCTCGTTAGGCGGCACCGACATGGGCTTGTAGGTCATGCCCTCTTCCAGCACCGCCACGTTATGGCTGTTCTTACCTGAGAACTGGGCATGCCAGCTTTCCCGCAGTTTTTCCGGGTTCTTCACCACACCGGGATGTTCCAACAGGCCGCTGGGCATCGCCCCGTTAGCAAAGAAGGTCGAGCCGAACTCTTCCGCCGCCATGGACATGCCGATGGCGTTCTTCGCCATGGCGATGGGGCTGTAACCCACAAGCCCGTCAAAACCAAGCCCCGGAATATGAAGCACATCATGACACTGAATACACGCGATATGGCTAAGAGTGCTCAGAACGGCGGCTGCGGCGAGGGCCAGACATCCTGCCCGAGCGCAT